ATATTATGATTAGTTATCCATGGTATCCGCGCGAACTTAACCCAAATGTTACCTGTCATTATCACGAAAAGGCTAGAAAAAAGGCAATTTACAAAGATTTATGGTACTGGACTACAAAAGAGGCTAATATACAAAAAGGTGATTACTCAGAGCTAGGTATTACTTTTTACAAACCGAATCGAAGATGGATGGATTTGGACAATATGTTAGCCTCGATAAAAAGTGGGTTGGATGGGATGTGCCTTGCCCTTGAGATTGACGATAGGTGTTTCACAAAGATTACAGTAGAAATTGGACAAGAAATAGCTGGAATGATCAAGGTAGAGATTAAATGATTCCTATCGTTATAGCCACTAAGACTGCTAAATGCTTGCCTGTATTGCTAGAGAGCATTAACCAGTATGTACCTGAAGAAGTCGTAGTTTTTATCTCTGGGAGCGATTTAAGACTTCCTAGGCATAGAACTATCAATATACCGAACAACGGGAATAATTTTGGGGATAGCTACAACGAGGTAGTAAACCTTGCCTTTACTATGTTTGATGAGGTAATAGTAGCAAACGATGACATAGTATTAACCCCTAGTTCATTTGAACTTTTACTCAGAGATCGAGAACTATTGCCTGATGATACGGCTTGGGTATCAGCAAAATCGGATTATGTACGAGGCCATCAAAATATCCGAGAATTTAAGCAAAGAGATGGAATTAGGTATGTAGAAGAAGCGAAAATAATTCCAACAGAAATTATTTCACCTTTATTTGCGTATATAGAAAAAGATAAGTGGGTGGATTATGAGCCGATTAATTGGTATTCAGATGACATACAATGTCTGCAAATTAGGGCAAATGGGTATAAAAACTATGTTAGCCGGTCTTATGTCCACCATGTCGGTAGCCAGACTATCGGGATGGATCACCAAAAGAACCAAGATGAGGCTGTGACTTGGATAAAAGAGAACAAACCAGAGCTGTATGAGGCTTGGTTTGCATGAAATTTACTATCTATGCTCCAAGTTATAACGATAAAAGCGGTGGTGCATGGGTGCTACATTTTCTTTGCGATCAGTTAAACAAGATAGGATACGAGGCCAAGATATTTATTTACGAGGCTAGTCAGATCGTAAATCCAGAGTTTAATACCCCTATAGGATATATAGAAGATTCAGTAGTAATTTACCCTGAAATCATTGTTAATAACCCATTAAATGCTACAAAAGTAGTGCGTTATCTACTGAATAAAGAGGGTGCATTACAAAAGAGGATGATTGCCTGGGGAGAGACAGACTATCCATTGGCATTTTCTACTGCATACAGAAGTGATTGTGAGTCTTTGTTTTATCCTAACTGTGATCTATCCATCTTTTATGATAATGGCACAGAACGCACTCAAAATGCTTTTTACATAGGTAAAGGTTACTTAACTGGTGATTGCCCTAAATTAGATTGTTTTGAGGTTACAAGAACTTTCCCTGAGACAAAGCAAGAGCTGGCAGAAGTGTTTAGGAAATCTAAAATCTTGTTTAGCTATGATGCTCATTCAGCTACTAATACAGATGCAGCGTTATGTGGATGTTTACCATATCTTCTACAAAAACCCTTAAAAGGAACAGAAAACGCAGAATTAGGGAAGTTTTGGGCAGAATCAACGGATGAGATAGACCAAGCGTTAGAACAGATGTCTACATTGTTTGACAGAATGAAGTGTCTACAACTATCTTTTCCTGAACGATTGGCAGAACAGGTTAAGAAAATAGAAAAACATTTTGTAAAGTAAATTAAATATGGTTTAATGTCTAAAATCCTTGTATAATTGAATTAACTTTATTCTTAGAGGTCTATATGAAAGAAAAAGGCATGAGCATTATGATCGGTCTATTAGGAAAAGAGCCGAAGATGGCTGAAAAGTCTGAGGGTGGTCTCTTAGAATCTAATATGGAATCATGTCCTTTAGCTACTCAAGATATGGACATCAACAAAGGAAATAAGAAAAAAGCTATCTTAACTGCCAGTTATGGTGAAGTCGAGGATGGCGAAGGCAAGTGCAAGGCTTGTGAATACTTCAATACTGAACTATCTGACTGCGGAGTGAAAAAAGGCGATGGCTACTGCGAGATATTTGATTTTGTCTGCAATCAAGAGAATGGTTGCATGGCTTGGGAAGCAATGGACAACGAAGATGAAGAAATGGAATACGAGGAGGAAGACTGATGTATAAGATGCCAAAACCCAAAAAATCCCCAATGAAGCCTAGTAAGCCTAAAAAATGAATGGCTCATAAGGAACAGTTTGATTTTGTTGATTCAGTAAGACAAAAGTATCCTAATAACTTCTTAAAAGCTAAAGTATTAGAGGTTGGTAGTTTAAATCTAAATGGCACAGTAAGAGACTTATTTGCAAACTGTGATTACTTAGGAATAGATGTTGGAGAAGGTAAGGATGTTGATTATGTTTGTCAAGGTCAAGACTTAGACGATCCAGAGAACACATACGACACAACTATATCGTGCGAGTGTTTTGAGCATAATCCTTACTGGAAAGAAACATTTGAGAACATGGTTAGGATGACCAAGGTAGGCGGTCTGGTCATCTTTAGTTGTGCAACAACAGGTAGGGCAGAGCATGGTACAAAGAATAGTAGTCCTGGTGATGCACCATTAATAACTTGGGATTATTATAAAAACCTGACTAAGCAAGATTTTAATATTGAAGGATTATTTACAGAACATCAGTTTTCTACAAACTCAGGTACACATGATCTTTACTTTTATGGGGTAAAAAAATGAACAATCGACAAGCAAAAATTAGTAAAGTAATGGGTGAGTTCAAGGATAAAAAGCTGACTTCAAATGGTAAGAAGGTTAAGAGTCCACAGCAAGCGATGGCAATTGCATTGTCTGAGGCAAGTAAAACAGCTCGATTTAAGAAATAATATATGCCTGGCTTACTTGATTTAATGCAGCCAACAATGCAAAAAACTAATGGTCTTTTGCAAGTGCCAGAAAAGTTTGATGAGGCTAATTTTCAAAAATCTATAAGAAATACAGATTGGTTTAAAGAATTTGTAAAAGAATATAAAGAAGAACCAGATTTAAATACTCCTGAATACGATTACAGAAAAGCATGGTCAATGGGCATAAGACCTGAAAAAGACCCATACGATCAAAATAGATACCATTGGGCATCTTCTACACAAGAGGGAGAAATGTTAAAGTCTCCAAATCATCCTACAGCATGGAAAGAATACTTTATGCGAGATTATGGGTACAATCCTGACGAATTAGGTATAACTCGGCAGATTTATGAGGGCATGCTCTTAAAATGAAGATTAAAAAATGGCATAAATCTATAAATGTTGTAGAATAGCTACATCATCAACCATCAACCCTTGAGGAATGGAATGGAAAGTACATTAGAAAACAAAGAATTACCAATTAACACAAATGGTAAGGGCGCACCATTAGGAAACAACAATAATAAGAGAGGCAAACTCTTTTACGATGCACTCAGAGTCGCACTAATTCAAGAGGATCGGGCGAAATTACGCAAAATTACTGAAAAGCTAGTAAAGGCTGCCGAAGATGGCGAGGCATGGGCTATCAAAGAAATCATAGATAGAGTCGATGGTAAGGCTATTCAAGGTACTGAGATAAGTGGAGCTGATGGTACTCCATTTAAGATGGTGGTAGCTTGGGAGAGGTAGAAGAAGTCCAGAGGGTAATTATTCCCTACAAGCCTAGACCGGCACAACTACAGATACATGAGGCGGTAGATCAGCATCGTTTTGTAGTAGGAGTAGCACATAGAAGGATGGGCAAGACAGTCGCAGCTCTCAATCAACTAATCAAATCAAGCCTTGAGAATGGGCAACAATCACCAAGATACGCTTATATAGCACCGACTTACGGACAAGCAAAGCGAGTAGCATGGGATTACTTAACTCATTTTGTCAGACCATTAAATGCTGAGACTAATATTACAGAACTCAGGGTAGACTTTTTAGGCAGAAGAATCCAACTTTATGGATCTGAAAATTTTGATAGTTTGCGAGGCCAATATTTTG